CGCAGCTCACCTCGTACCCTGGAGTATTTCTTAATCTTGAAGAAACAGACTCTGCTCGGCTCGTTCTGAGTTGGCTCTGGTTCCAAGAGTTCTTTGATCTCACTGTCAGGGATAGTATGGGTAGAATCCACGTGAGTGTTGTGGCTCCACTGTATGGTGACAGTGCTAGTGATCAGGTTGAAATCGTCGTCAACGTGCGATGTGTAGACCCATTACTACGTGTTCCCACCACAGTGAGCTCTGCGTTTACATCAGCGATCGCAGAACCTCAGATGGGTGAAGAAGAACCAAAGCAGGGCATGATTACGAAGTTGGCAAATGGTGTTGCCGCAGTTGCAGATGTTGCTTCTGGAGTTCCAATGATCTCTAAGATTGCTGCATCTGTCAGCTGGGGTTCTCGTTTGCTTGGTCGTGCTGCCACAGCTATGGGCTTCTCCAAACCTATTAGTGTACAGGAAACAAAGCCAGTGTATCGAGTGCCCGGATTTGGTTTGCAGCAGGTAGAAGGTGTTACCCCTGGACTCAGTCTTGGAGCCATCCAGGACAATGAGATCGCCCATGACACCCCAGCTGTGGATGAGATGAGCTTCGATTACATTTGTAAGAGATCTGTGGTTATTGTTAGCAAGGACATTAGCCTGCCGACGTTTAATACGCGTGGGCAGACTTGGTTAGAGATGAAGACTCATCCCATTCCTGACGAGATCACCTATCCTTTGTCATCAACCCTAAATACCGTTTCTGGTGGTCCAATGCAAGCAGTCGCAGCCCAGTTCCAATGGTGGAGAGGAATTTTGAAATACGATTTCAAACTCATCAAAACCAAGTTTCACAAAGGCCGTCTGCAAGTATCTTGGATCCCCGGCAAAGGTGTCGACAGACCTGGTTTAAACATTAACAAAGTTTATACTAAGATCTGGGACGTTGGGACTTCCTCTGATTTCTCTTTCCAAGTACCTTTTGTCTTGCCCTCTGGGTATGCCAATGTAGCTACTGCTGCAACCGTAGCTGGTTCAGTTTACCCGGGATACACAGGAAAGTTGGTTGTTAAAGTGTTTAACAAATTCAATTATCCTGAAACTGTCCCGAGTAACTTAACACTACTGGTTTCTCTCTCTGGTATCGACATGGAATTCTCTGGACCATTCATGAACACACGCTATGCCACAGTTTCTGATCTTATGCCTG